CAGTCTGGTCTGTTTGACCTATTGATATTTTAGGTGCAAATAAAGATGTTAGTACCCTTCTAGGTGGCCCTTTGATTGGAAACCTTTGCCCATTAAGCAAAATTTCATTTTTATCTACTACGCTTCCTACTGATGAAACCATTATACAGTTGGAACTCCTTGTGGAGTAGATAACCCTCTAAGTATTCCTTCAGCTAAAGCTCTATATTGCCCTGCTGCTGACCTACTATCATCTGGATCAGTTACTCTACCACCACTAATTGACATAAGTAATCTATATGATGCTAAATAAGTTATTAATGTAGGATTAATTTCTATAGCAGTTGTGTCATTACTTAAAGTTGCAGGTTTATCAAAACCAACTATTTTAATTTTTTTATTAAATATTTTACCTCTGCCTTGATTAGATACATATAATGTTCTATCTTCTCTATTTACTTTCCAATAATAATTATCAAGTGTTTCATAATGCTCTGTTTCTGTTCTGTAAGCTTTTATATTGTTTATCCATAGTTCGGCACTATCTAACTCTGAAGCATGGTTAGAAACGAATTTTAAGCCACCTATAGATGTATCTAACTCTGGATTCGCTAATGTAAGTTGTACTCTAGTCCAGGTTCTTGCTGTTAAAGCAGGTATAGATAGTGTTTCTCTTTTAGTTCCTAATATATTTGTTTCGTATAATTCTAACTCTAAACTACCAGCAGTTAATGCAACAGAACTTTTAATCCAAAATTCTAATTTATCCATGTCAGATATGTCTGAAGCTGAAACAGAATCTGATGTAGCCAGTACTGTACCATCTGCAATACTAGAACTTGCATTTAAAAGATTTAAAGAATTATTACCTTCTCTGTATTGTGTTGAATCGGTAGATACTGTTGTGTAAGTGCCTGCTGTCCATTTGCTTGAACCAGCATCATTAAGCTCATCATCATCAACAGAATGTCTATATTGTATTTTAGAAATCATTGAAATATTAGATGGTATTGTATATGTCTGTTGGTTTAAATCTCCATATAAAGAAGTATCTTCATCTGGAACCAGGACTCTATCTGACAGTTCTACAATACAATCATTAATTACTCTGTTTACTTTTGCAGGATTAAATTCTGAATCCCATAGTTCATAAGTATCTGAACTGCTTGGAGTAAAACTTAATGCAGATTGTAACGTAAGTGTTGAAGAACTAGAGGTGTTGTCAGTTACTCTACGAATTTCTGCTGTGTTATCAGTAGCATCTGTAACTAATACCCATTTACCTATGTGATCGTCATCTCCACCAAATAATGTTGTAGTGTCTACTATAGTTGTTGTACTGCCACTTGTGGGTGTACTTATGTGTACAGCTCCAAGATGATCTCCTATAGCTTGTCTAATTCCTGCTCTAGTTTCTGATTGTATTATTGCCATTTTTTAAAAATATAATGTTTTGTTACCTAGTTTTTTCTCTCTCTCCCATTCAGCTCTATTTGATAGAGCTTGTTTTAATTCTTTAACTCTATCAGAATAACCAGGTTTATTTCTAATTTTATCGAGTTCTTTTTCTTTTTCTTGTTTGCTTTTGTAATTATCGTGAGCTATTTCATCTTGCCATTCAAGAATATCTTTTAATTGAATAGGATCAAGAGTGGGTGCATCTGGTATTTTCACAGGTTGGCGCCCACCCTCTGGTCCTACAATAAATACAGTTGGATCTTGCGTAGCATGACTATCTATATATTTTTTAGATATATGCGATTTTCCTGCCGACATTGGCAACCATATATTAGTCATTAATCTATGTTCAAAAATGCTAAACAGTAATCTGTTGTAACTGCCACTACGTTGTGAACAACACCAATTTCTTGTTCATTTTCATCACTACCATCTCTGTTTAATAACTGAACAGCACCTGCTGCAGTTGCTCCTGCAACTCTTAGAGGTTGCCCTGCTACAACTCCTCCATTAACAAGTACTGATGCAAGTCCTTTAGTTTGAACAAAACCATAAGCATTAGCAGCAATAAGTGTTGGTGGAACACCTAAAGTTCTGTTTGTAACAGTTGTTGGTGATACAACAATTCCAGAATATGGATTAACTGCCAAACCTGACAAAGTGTCACTATTAAGAGCAACTTTTACTTTATCATTTGGTGCAAGAGTAACTTCTAATGTTGCAGATGAATCTGCTGCTGGGTTACTTGCAATTCTGTAAATTTGTCCTTCACCTTCATCAGCAGTTGAATCGTTAGTGTAAATGTAACCATCTGCGTACTGATCTGCAGTAGCTGCAGTACCTTCTAGAGTAACTGTAATTGAACTTGAATCTACTGCTGTAGCAGCAGTAACTAAATCCATGTTGTGGTGTTCTATCATAAGTGCTGATGAGGTAATTTTACCTGAAGAAAGTGCAGTACCTCCAGCTAAAGCATATTTAAACTCACGCCCATCTGGCAATTCTAGAACTGTTCCTAATGCTCTTTTTTTTGTGGTGCTTGTTGCTTTTTCAGCACCAAAATCACCATATATTCTACTTGGAAAACTCATTGTTTTCTCCTTATTTTAAGTTAACAGGCTCTATGTCCTGTGACTCGCCGAAAATATTATCCTGGACTCGGCCAATCGTAACATCCAGTTAGATGCAACCCTAAATTATTGGGTTACCATTTTTATCTAAGGTTGCATCTTTAATAAACGAAGGATTAATTTTAATTAATGGGTGATCTGAATTAACTTGTTCTTCAGGAGGTGATAATTTATAACCCCTTCTAAAGTATTTTTTTAAACTGTCTGCATCACCTGGTAGATTTGGAGCAGGTAACCATTGTTTAACATGCTTTCCTGTCTTTTTATCTACTACACCTACCTCTCGATAAAGTGTAACTCTTGGAACACCACCATAAGTTTCTATATCACCTATAGCATATCCTTGTAATGTAACTTGTTGTCTTAATTCAGTATCTACCATTATTTATCCTTTATTATGCGCTAGTTGAGTGATTACCCATTTCATAAGTCAAACTTGCACCTTTAGAATCGTCAAGTTCAAACATTCCGTAATCCTCTGTCATTACCATTTCAGTAGCTCTAAGAGAAGCATCTCTTTGTCTTTCAACATTTCTTCCTGCTGAAGTAATGTATCCCATAGCTCCTGATGTAGCAATTACACCAACAGCTGCGTTATCTCCAACAGATTGTACAATGTTTCCATCTTCAAAGAAAGGCACTCCAGCAATTCTTACTCCTGTAAAGAAGTCTTTAACTGGTGGCTTGTTGAATACATCTGGCAACGGATATGTTGCTAATGGTGTTTGTAGGCTTTGTGTTAGTTTAAAGATTGCGTTAGGGTGGTGAACAATAAATGGATTCAATCCAAACTTATCTCCCTTTGCCCTTGCAATTACTGAAGTAGCGTTAGCTAAGCTAAAAGCTGCTCCATCAGCACCTAAAGATGTACTGAAACCTGCAAAAAGAGCTATAGCATCAGTATCTTTCTTTCTTGCCATAGCATCTCCTGCCTGTCTACCAACAACTCCCATTACGTCTTGATTGAATTGTCTTGATAGTTTGTCAGTTATTATGAATTTAAGTCCAACTTCAGATGTAGTAGCAGAAACAATAGAAGCATTAATATCTTCTGAATCTGTCAAATCAACACCATCAGTTAAGTCAGCTGCTGTTACTTGTCCAGATTTAGGAATATCAAGCTGTTTCTCGCCTTTACCTAAAGTAAACTTTTCAATTAAACCAACAACTGGCATGTTGTGTTCTTCTGTGTATCTCATCTGTGCAATAATAGTATTCTGTATAGAACCTAAATTCCCAGATGCAATACCTTGCGTGTTAGTTGCCATAATTTAATTTTCCTTTTTTTTCTATTTTTATGTTAAGCGTGCCAATTAGGATTAGTATTCCTCATGGCCCTTTCATACATTTCCATAGTAATCTTAGGATCACCACTTGCAAATCTGTCAATTACATCATCATCATTGCTTGGTATGTTGTCAGGTGGCACGTCACCAGAGGTGTTAAGTTGTGGAGTAGTTTCTTTAACAACTCTATTTTTTTGCGATATTGCAGAAGCATATTTTTCCATTTGGTCAGGCGTAGTAAATCCTTCAAGTTCAGTAGCAGAAACATTATACTTGTTAGCTATTTGATTAGTAACAGTTAATTTAGCTTGACGATCTAGTTCAGCTCTTTGTTGCTCTATTGACTGCCTTTCTTGATCCAATTTTAATTGGCCCATTGCAGTTTGAGCAGCAGCTTCACCTTCTTGCCTAGCTTGGGTTCTTGCTTGTTGGTCATCTACGCCTTGTTGCACTAACCATTGAGTTTTGTCCATAACGAATTTCTCTTTGGCTGACACTATCTGTTGTTCAGAGTATTGTTGCGTTGTTTGCGTAGTTGTTTCTTTAAGTTGATTTACTTGTTCCTGCAACTGGCTAATAACTTTGTCATTATCTGCTGCACGTTTATCGTAAGAACTTTGAATTTTCGATACTTCTTGATTTGTATAAGTACGATTATCTTCTTGTTGTTTAGAATTGTTGTCTGTAACCTCTGTAGGTTCTGCTCCCTGATTGCTTTGCTCAGACTCCCCTGAATCAACAGTTTCCTTTGCTCCTTCTGACAATCCCTGTTCCACTTCAACTGCAACCTGTTCCTCTGGTGTTTTGTCAATAAGAAGATTAGAATCCTGTTGTTGAGGCTCCTGTGCGACAGCATCTGAAGAAGTTCTTTCAGTTGTCATCTTTCTCCTGTACTAAAATATTTACACGACAAATATGTCGTTTGTATAATCCTAAATCTAGTTAGAACCATTTGTCAATTATTCAACTGGATTCATTTCTGGTAATTCTGCAAAACTTCCACCAGTAAGTTGTGGTGATTGGAAAGTAGGCATTAGTTGTTCTATAAATTTGCCAGGTTTTTTTAATAAAGGTCCAGGATCTACTCTTAAATTAAATGTCCTGGAATCCCAGAAAAAACTAGCATTTGGATCTAAAGCTGTACCTGGACTACCTGCTTTTTCAAATCTTTCTCTGGCTTGTTCTGACTTTTGTCTACTAGCATACCAATACTTTAAAGGGTAAACTCCACTCCTTCCTGCCTGCAACATTCTTTGCAAAACTTGTGGTTCGTAATACAAATCGTTAATATTTCTAGTTACATATTCTCTTTGTTCTTTTGACCAATTACCAACTATGCTCCCATCTTTTAGTTTTATTTGTTCTCCACGAAATAAAGCATCTTGTATGTTGTATTTTTCTTGGTCTGCTTTTTTAAGTTTTTTGTCATAATATAATTCACCTAAGTCGTACCATTCTTCAAGAGCAATAACATTTTCAGAAGTTTCTTCAAACGAATTTTCATCAGAAAATGGGTTTCCTTCATTTAAAGTAGCTCCATATTTTGCTGTATAATAAAAATCGTCTGCATCTTTAACATCTTGTGCAAACATTTTTATTGTATAAGTTTTTTTATCTTCTCCGTACCCTCTTTTTAAATAAAGTAAATATTGACTGTGTTGATAGAGTCTTTCTTCTTGCAATATTTGTAAATCTGTTTGTGCTGGCTCTGACGAAATTCCTATTAATTTTCCAGCTGCCCTTGCAAGACCTTCTCTTTCTTTTCCTTTATAAGTTTGCTCTACAATATATTTAAAATCTCTTTTTTGATGTGGTTCTAATCTTAAATAATCAAATCCTCTGTTTTTTGCTTCTTGTATTAAAATGTCAGTATATGAATTATCAGATGACATTATGCCACCAAATTCTAACAATGCTTGTGCAGAATTTATTCCATAATCTTTTACTAATACTCCTAAATCTAATGCTTTTTTTTCTGACTTCCAATATTGTTTTGTAGCATTTACATTATCTGTTAATTCCTCTCCTAGATTTGCTAATGAAAAAGGTGCAAAGGCATCTACAGAGTACAAAAGCATATCTGCTAATTGTTGGCTTGCAGAATCTGTTTTATTTCTTATTGGTGTTCCGTTCCATTCTTCATTTGTTAGTAGATCCATACTTGTTTTAAATATTCCTGAACCAACGCTACTTAATGTATCTTCTCCAGTTTTTAAAGCTTTTCCAAGACTTTTTGTTTGTATTGCATTAACAGTTCCTGATATAAAATTAAATACATGACCAGGCACATTAATTACTGCGCCCATTGGTGTATAATCTTTACCCCAAGGGGTTCTTATTGTCATAAAATTTCCATTTTTTCTTAACTTACCTGTTTGTGTATCTTTTACTATTGGACTGTAATCAGTTTCTCTGCCTTGCATTGCATTAATAGCAGTAACTAAAGTAGCTGTGTATAAAAAGAATTTTTGCATCCTTTTAGCTAGTATTCGAGCTTCTAAATCATTTGATAATCCTTTGCTAACGCCAAGCACACTACCAGTTGCAGTACCTTTTACTGCTTTTTGAAAAAACCTTAATCTTGTTAAATAATATCTTTGAGCAAATAAAAAAATACTTCCAACATCTACAACCCTTCTATACCGACTACTGGTAGTAGTTGTTCCACTTAAAGTATTAGCTATACGAGCTATATCATTTATTCTTCCACTTTCAATTAAGCTTTTCATAGTATGCCCTCTAGCTAACTCATCAGCTAATAAATCATCTGCTTCTGCTAACCTGTATGTATTTCCAAAAGTTGTAAAAGCGTCATCAAATGGTAATTTATCCATAAATGCTTTTACTCGACCTTTTGTTTCTGTTACATCTAATCCTCCACTTTGCAATCTAACTACGTCAGTATTTTGAACAAGTCCAACATTTATCCATTGATTAGATGTAAACCTTCCTGTTTTGGCTGCTTGTGCATTAAATTCTATGTATGCTTGCCCCATCGCATCTTTATTATTAGCTAACGCTTTAAGGTTGGCCTTTACTGCTACTGCCCAAGTTTTTGGATTTGTAACTAATCCTACTAACCCTTGTATTGCAATTCCAGAATTATCTACTGTAGATTTAAATCTTAGATACACAGCATTATATGCTCTTATTAAAGCAAGTCCTGTCTTTGAATCTCTTGGCTCTATATCTTTAATAAACTGATTAAAACTTTTTGCTGCAGATTTATCTAAATACATATCATTTAATTCTGCATAATTTAAATCTTCTAATTTTTCATATCCTTCTATCTCAGGAGATACTGTTTTTTTTGCATTATCATATTCTTTTGTTGCTGTTATAAGTTTTTTTTCAACTATTTTAAGTTCATTTTCTATTTCTTTTCTAGTCATTCCAGAACTTTTTCCAGCTTTAATTACATATTGTTTTTTCTGTATAATTTCTAATATTTTATGTGCATCTTTTGGTTTTTCATTTAAAAGTCCATCAACAAGTTCTTGTGTTCTCACTTCTAAAACATTTTTTAAACTGGTAAGACGTGTAAATTCTTTAACAGCTTCTTTTTTTCTTTTAATTATTTCTGGAAATTGTTCTCCAAAAATATCGTCAAATGTTTTAAAACTTATATCTCCCTCAACATCTCTTATATTCTTAGCTGCTTTTTCTATAGCATTTATTACATTTTGCATCATTATTTGCCTAATATTTGTAGATAATGATTCTGCTAAACTTTGATATTGGTATCCGTTATCTATTGCTTCGCCCATAGAATCAAATATTGCTGATTTATTCCATGCTTTTGCTTTATTAAAATTTTTAGGAATTATAAATTGTTCTACATTTCCATCTTCAAATGCACCACCTCTAGGCATCCAAAATCCATTATCTTTATTTATATCTTTTCTAACTGTTGTAAGGTTTTCGGCATATTTATATTTTTTATATATTTCAGGAATTTCTTTCCATAATTGACTTACAGGTATCATAGTTTCATTTATAGAATCAAGAGTTGTTAGTTGTTGTTGTGTTAAATTAAACCTGCTTGGATCTGCTGCTATATCATTTATTGTTGGTCTAAATTCTTTAATTATTGGTTTGCCGTTTTTTAATACAACTTGCCCTTTTATATCTGTTACTTGTTTCTCTATAAATCCTACCCCATTTATTAAACCTGTTTTTTTATCTACGTTAAAATTACCATTAACTCTTGCTGTTATTTCTGCTGTCATTGCAGCTGTTTTTGATTCAATATTACTTCTTGCCTGATCGTAAAATTTTCTAATTCCATCTATAATATTTTTTTCTTTATGCAGAAGGTCTAGTTTTTCTGGATTTAAACCTGGTATTCTATTTAATATTTTATAAACCCTGTTTATGCCTAATTGATATGACGACAAATGTAATTCAATTGTAAAATTACCTATAAGATTGCGAAATGCTTGTGTTGGAACAAGTCTTGTTACATCGTTACTATCAAGAATGTCTTTTTCTTTTATAATAATTTCTTTTTGTGTTGTTTCTACAATAGGTTTTTCGTCATGCCTTTTTCTTGCTGTTGCAGTCATTGGTATATCAAGTTCTTGACCAGTATTTATTAAAGGACTATCAATATTATTCCTGGATGTACTGCTGTTTTTAGGGTTTAGGTCAGATTCTAGTTTATTATTTGTAGTAGCTAAATCTTCATTAGATGTGTAATTACCTTCTTCTCTGACTTTTTTTTCTAATTCTTTTTGATCTTTTTTTGAAACAGGATCATCAATATCTTTATCAAAATCTTTATCATCTATTGTTTTCTTTTGATATTCAATTTCTTTATCTAGAGGGTTAAGTAACCTTCCAGTAGCTCCAGTATTAATTTCTGTTCCCTCTGGTGCAGCTTTTTTTATAGCTTGTTCTAATATTTGCAATTTGGTTAATGGTTCAAACATATTTTGTTGACCAATATTTTCTTCTACAAGTTCTTCATATTTACTAAATACGCTAGATATTTGTTTTGATGAATTAGAACCTTTACCATGTCCATTAAACAGATTAAGTAGTTGAAGCTCTACAGGATCTGATGCAAATTCATTAAACATTTGTGTTTGATTTAGATAAACATCTATTGCTGTTTTAACACTTTGATTATTTTTTCCTGCTTGTTCTTTTAAACTCCTAAACCTTTTTATAGCTCCAATAATTTCTGTTGAAATATCATAATCCGTTTGAGATGTAAATTTGTTTATTTTTCCTTTTATTACTGCAAGTTGTGGCAAAGATTCATCTATAGCATTAAATAATGATTTAGTTTGTTGATCTGGTAATTCATCAATATTTTTTATTAAGAAATCTGCATTGTCTTGTCCAAATATTCTTACTCTTAATCCTTGTACTAATTTAGTTACACCTTCTTCTGTTAATTTTCCATTTTTAAACCAATTTTTAGAATTAGGATTACCTTTCACATAGGACTTAAAGGAATTTATTACTTCTGAATTTCTAGTTGCTTTAAGTGTTTCCTGGATTGTTTTACCTGTAGGAATTATTCTGTTTAATAAATCTGGGTTCCATCCTTCTGCAAGTTGGCCTGCTTCTTCAACAGCACTAAATGCTTCGACTTGTGAAGTGTTTGCATCAATAACGTATGGAGTCAAAGCATCATCTGGTAATTTTGTTTGTCTTTCTCTAACTATTACAGGTATATTTTCATCTAAATCAAATCTATCTAAATCAGTTTTAGCTATTCCAAATTCTTCTAACCTTTCTCTCAGCCTTTGAACATAATCATTGTATACATCTGGAAAATCTTTTTTAGCAAGTTTTATTGCCATCATTCTTTTATTTCCACTTTCAACATGCTTATCGCCTATTATTGGCATACCTGTATCAAGCCTAGAAGTATTGTCAATTAAATCATCAGCTCTTAAAGTTTTTGCTAAAGTTATTAATTCAATTTGTTCTTCTCTTGTTGTTAGTCTTTCTCTAGGTTGTTTTATTTCTGGGTATCTGCCGTCTTTTGCAAAATTTGGACTATACGGATCATTAGAAGTTATTATTTCATTAGCATCCATTAATTTAATTTTAAAATCTAATCTTTGAAACTCTCCATTACCAGAAAATCTAGGATCAGGAGAATTTCCAGTAGTAGATGCGCTTGCATTTCTACCATAAAATTCAAGAGGTTCAGGATCAAGTGATGCTCCACCTATAAGTGGTCCTTCGTTAACAGGTATTATCCTGGTTGGCCTAGCTGCGTTTACTGCTGCTGGATTGTTTAAATAATCACTTAATTTTGGTGGGTTCGCCCTAATTCCTTTAGTTGTATTAATAATACTTCTGCCAACTAAATTAGTTGCAAGAGGTGCAAGTAATCCAAACGCTGGCCCTCCAAGTTGTGTTGCTAGTTGAATAGATTGGTCAAAAGCCATTTCTGCTGCAAATCTTCTACCTGGATTATCACTTTTTGAAATTGGAGCTGTTATTGCTTCTAAGGCTCCAAAAACTTTTTTTCCTTTACTGTTTGTTATTTTTGCACCTGCGTACTTAAAAGGAGCTTGAACTGCTTTAGATGCAAAACCAACACCAAAGCCAACATCAAGAGGAGTAAGACCTAGTGCAACATTTTGCACGCCTTCCCCTAAAGTTTTATCACCAAATGGTAATTGTGCATTAAAAATTCCTGATGTAAATAAAGGATCAGTTTCTTCTCGAAATCTTTTTGCAAATTCATCTTCGTAAAACGGCTTAGTTAATCTTTTTTCTTGAATAGGTGCTACTGGATCTTGTAAAGTTTGCAATACGTTTTTAGCTGTTCTCGCTAGATATTCGCCAAATATAGGTCCATAATCTGTAACTGGTTGTAGTATATTTCTTGATTTTTTAAGTTCTTCTAATGAAAAGCTTGGACTTGGACCCATTACCATAATGAACTCCTAAAATCCGTATAAAAATCTTGTTGGAGGAGCTAATGACCTAGTGTAGGGCGATCCTGCTTGTTGTTGAATTCGTTGTGATACAGGAAATTGATCTAAAAATTCTGTGAATGTAGTTGTTGGTGTTTCTCCACGTCTTGCTGCTCCAGCTATTTCACCTAGAAATTCGTTTTGAGCTTGTTGAAATACATTAGATATTGTTTCTCTTTTTCTTTTTTCTGTAGCAAAAGGTTGCGCCATAGACTGAAAAATACCAAATTGGCCTTGCGTTGATCCTTCTAAATAATCTAAAAATGGATTTTGAAATCTTGGTTCTAAAAATTGATTAGGGTAACTTTCGTTAAAGTTAGGCATTGTCATAATTTACCCTCCTAATCCGTATGCACCTTGTAACGCCTGAGCAAAAGTTGGAGCTGTATCTTCCCCTGCTTGTGATCTACCATAATAATCTTGATATAAATTTTGAACAGATGGTAATTGGTTACTAATCAAATTAAATGCTGCACTACCAATTCTATTCTTTAACGCTTGTTCAGCTAATGATCCAAAACCACTTAATAATTGTGCATTTTGTGCTTGTCCTACACCATAAGGTGTGTTTCTAGGTCCAGTTCCAAGAACATCTGTAAATAAAGATGCAGCAGAACCTGGAGCAAATGTATTGTTACTTATTCCACTTACAATTTGATCGAATATATTTGCTGCACTCTGCCTTGCTTGTAATGGATTACGCACAGTTGCTAAGTAATCTTCGTAACCAGGAGCAGATTCTGTTATATCATCAGCAAATCCTGCACCACGCAATACGTTTCCAAATCTAAAAGGATTAAAAAAAGTTGGAAATGATGACTGTTCTAAATATTGTCTATAAGGATCTGTTACTTTTCTTGCCGTAAGGCCCATCTGTCTTTGAAAAGCTGCTTGTGGATCTAATTCTCCTAAGTTTAATTCTGGAATTGGGTTTATTTCTGGCATAATAGAAGAAGTTCCAGTCATTCGATTAGAGCCAGGCTGATTTACCAAAGGAACACCTCCCAAACCAGATCCACTATTCATAGCCGCTGCTGCTGCTGCTGCTGCTGCTTCTCGTTCCGCTGCTTCTCTTGCTTCTTGTTCCGCTGCTCTTAACGCTGCCGCTTCTCCTGCTAAATCAACAAATTTTTTATTGTCATCATCATCACTTAGTGTAGGCCTGATGCCAAAACTTCTTTCTGGTCCTGATTCATATATCATGTTTCCACTATCATCTAGTGTGCCAGTAGCCGTTCTTGTAGTTATAGGCTGATTTGAACCTGCTTCAGTTACGTTTGCAACTGAGCTTCCTGATTCTTGTGCATCTTCATTAGCTATTCTTGCTGCTTGTGCAGCTGAGGTTGCCCTTATTGTATAACTTTGTCCATTTGTTAAAGTAACTGTATATTCTTGCATTTAATTATCCTCTAGCTCCTGGTCTAGGTTGTCCAGGCGCTCTAGTGTTGTTAGGTGGCGTTGTTCCTCTAAATAAATCATACCCACTTTCTGGTCCTGTTACAACTCCATTGTTATTTTGCATGCTTGGTCTAGGATTTTGTGGTGGTTGACCTGGTGGTTGACCTGGTGGTTGACCTTGTTGTGGTTCTGCTCCTTGTGGTGGCACACCTTGCTGCATCATCTGTAATTGTGATTGCAACTGTATTATTGCCTGTTGAAACTGTAGTTTCTGTATGTATTCTTCTCTTTGTTCTTGTGTATATTGACGTTTCATTTGATCTAAAAAGAATTGCGCTTCTACTGGTCTTTGATTTTCTAATAAACCTTCCCACATATTGTAGGCCATAGCTTTAGGTTCTGACCTAGCGCCTTGCTGTGCAAAAATTTCTTTCTTCCACTTGTCAGGATCTTCAACATCCAACACTTCATTCCAAATATAACTATCTGGTGCTAATGGAACTGGCCCTTCTCTTAACATTTGAGCTGTAGAGAATCTCTGTGGATCCTCCATTCCAAGAGAATTTTTGAACATAACTTCTAAGTTTCCTGCTTTTTTTAATTCTTCTGGTTCTATTTCTTCTTCAAAATATGTTTGTGTTTCGCCCATAACACCATCAAAACTTAATTTGCCAAACCTACCACCTTGATATTGTGATCTTAAAATATTTGCTATTTGACTATAAGCGTTACTTAAAGCTTTCATTCTGTGTGCTACTTGATGTTGCGCACCAGACCTAAGTATGTTTGCTGCATGTCCAGATAATTGAAATTGAATATCTCCAAAAACAATATCAGGTACAGTACCTTGTTGTAATTCGCTGTTAACACTACCAATAAAGGCTCCTGCATCAGCTACAAGTTTCATTTCTGGTGCTAATTCTATATTTTCACCATCTTTTAATGATATATTTGCGCCTTCTCTATAAGGATCATCCATAAGTCTAAGGTTTCCATCCCTACTTCTTAGTATCATAGGATGTTTAACGGCACGTCTTACAAGTGTTTGCCAGTCTGACATAGATTTATTTTGATTATCAATTAATCCTCTTATGTGTCCAAACACGCTTTCACCAACATCACCCCATACGTTATCTCCAGAGTAATCACCTTGCACGAATGGTTGTGGTCCTACATAACCTATAAATGCAGGTACTATTGGCTCTCCATTTAAGTTTTTGTTTTCATGTTTTTCTGGTTTTATTAAAAATCTTCCATTAGCCACAACACTTCTTGTGTATCTATCAATATATTCGTGTACATCTACTCCAGTTTCGTAATCACCTGCTGAAAAATCCATATTAATTCCATAGGTATCTTTAATAAAATCAGGGGTTCTAGAATGTGATTTGGCTATCCATTTCAAACCATTAGAATCAAACTTCCAGGTTGCGTTCATAGGATCAAATGGTTCTATCTCACACTTAATTGATCCGTTTTCCTGCTTGTTAAACATAGCTCTGCCACAATACCAACCTCTTACGGCAATATACCAGGATAATTGATCTTGCAGCATTGGGGATAACATGGAGGTTAGTCGGTCATCCCCCATACGAATACAACCACGAATGAATTTTTCGAGAGAAGTTCCAGATTCTGCGCTTTCTGGATCATTGCGATCATACCTTGTTCGTACAGTCATTGCTGCTTCCGTTAAATAACTTATAATTTTATCAGCTGTTGTACGAGGTTTATTGCTTGTGTACGATTGATAACCTTCCCCAGCATCGTATTCTTCTAGGGAATAATAAGAATAATCTTGTTCCCATCTATCTCTAAGTTTCAAGTATTGAGGTTTTTCTTTTTCCTCATTTACTATCGAGTCTATTTGTTTAGCAGTTAATCTTTTTTCAGTTGTCATATTTTACCAATAAGATATTGATGGTTCTCTTGGACTATAAGAACTTGGTTCTTTCGCATGTCCGAACTCATGTATAAGTCCATAAGTTATAGCCTTTACTGCATGATTGTACCTATCTCTTGGCGTTGTGCCAAGTACGTTACCTTCTCTGTCTGTCGCCCAAGAGTAAACTTTAGTCTGGCCATTGAAGGGATTAGGGCCTCCACCTAGTTCGCTAATTACCCCTTTACAGTCAGGGGAAAAAACAATTTTGGGTTCTTTCATTATGGGATCTATCTTTAAAAAAGTATTAAATCTTTCAACACCTTCAATAATTCTTACATAAGTTGGATGCAAATATAATCCTGTTTCTTGTTGCCAAACTTCAATTTGAGAGGGCATAGCTTGATGCTGCGCACCTGCCTGATCTATAGCTCCGTACTTTTCTGCCTTATTCCACCATGACCTTGTCATAGCTATCTGACATATTTCAGAACCTATTTTCTCTTGTTCGTATATTTCATCAAAAACTCTTATCTGGCCGTCTATAATCTGCGCACATTCTACGGAATATGCAGATTCTGTAGCTCTTGAATAGCCTGGATCTACCCAAATATACACAGGAAGTCCTTCTACAAAGTCTACATCTTGAATATGCACTTCATTTCTAAACATTTCATGCACTCTACCTTTTGGAGGACTAGGTACACCTGCAAATCTTTCCATAAACCATGACTCACTATGCGTGTTTTCTAGTTTTAATATCTCTGGATCCTCCCTGCCACCAGGAAAAAGTTCCGTATTAGTCCACGTTGGGAGGGAGAAGCTCTTTACGTTCTCGGTTTTCTGGACAGCAGGAGAGGACCAATGAATATATTTCTCTGGATACCATCCTAAACTACTCTCAAACGTACCTTCTAACATAAGCCATCCACGTTTCTCTACTAATCTCTCCTCTAAACGCCAGAAACTTTCTAAATCTAATTGAGAAGCCTCGCATCCTATTATTCCAGCAGGAGCTTCCATAGCTAAACTCTTAAAATCACTCGCCGACTTAGTTTTTATAGCAATCTTTTCATGGCTGCATCTTGATTCTCCACATACGCATACGTTTAATCTTAATATTCCTGGATTAATAGGCTTACTCATGTCGCCTAATAGGCCTAGATTACCTAAATCTGTACCAATATAATTAAATTCTGCCCTCGTTCTTTCATAATCAGCAGCTACTAACCAGTATATATCTCCAGGATTAGCAGTTTTATTAGCAATACTTTCTAAAATTTTTAAAGTCATATAAGCACCAGCTAATCTGCTCTTACCTCCTCGTACACCTCCTGCTATCAATTTATAACGTGAAGCATCATTTAATATGTCTAACTGTGCTGTAGAAGGCTTTAAACTCATCTGAGCTAATAATTTATCTCTAGTATGGGTATCCATAATTAATATTGTACAGATAAAATTAAATCTATGGAATAGTACTCTTATACTTTTCCTAACTGATTCCTAAGCTATACCCCCCACCCCAGCAAGAAATATTGTTGTCGCTACGCTCCTTTATGATTATAGGCCCAACCCCACCAGCAAGAAAGAAAGAAAGAAAGAAAGCAAACAAAAAAGCAAACAGGAAAGCAAAAAAAATAGCCTAGCAAAATATTAATTCTACTAGGCTAATGTTTTAATTAATCGTTATTCCCTAGATAATATGTATCATCATTATTTAATCTAGGTTCTTTTAATGTTCTAACGCTTGGATAAAAATCTAAATTATTATCTGATAATTCTTGTATTACATCTAATATCTTTTCTTTGTTATCCATTCCATTAATTGTAACTTCCATTATTACTTTATTTTTTTCTGTAATCATTTTTATTTATTCCCCTCTATCCAATCACTATTAAAAAAAGTCATTAATTCTTCTTTTAAACTTTCGGCAGTGTGTGAACAGTCATCAATTGCATATTGAACATCTCCAATGCTTGAATCTGTAATACCGTCAATTTCATTTTCTAAGGCGTTTAACTCGTCAATAATTGAATCAATGAAGTTTCGTAATTTTGTTGTGTTTACGTATCCGTATTTTTCTGTTATTTCACTCATATTGCTAATCCTTTTTCTTCTGTTGTTAAGTTACTTGCATTCCTAAATCTTTGAATGTTAAATTTGCCGTTATCCTCAATAAATAGATTTATTAATTCGTTTTCAATATTAGAAATTAATATCTTAAAATCTTTATTATCTGAACCCTGAATTGCTAATCTTTGATTTTTTAACACTTGGGCAATTTGTATGAAATGTTTTTTAGTAAACAATTTTTCTCCATTACTTGTTTGTTTAATTTGTTAAGTCAATTGTAACATTAAACAAGGTAAAAAACACTATTTTTAGGCCTATTTTAGGTTTGATTTAAACTTTTCAGCTATGCTGCTCAGCTCTGCTGCCAGGCCTATTTTTTTATATTTTTAGCCTCCTGGCTTTTAGTCCAGGCGTTACTAATTTTTAGGAATTTTTAAGAATTTTTATTTTCTATACTATTTTTATTTAATACTTTAGACGTATTTTGTAAGGCAAATATTAAGTTCATTGCATTTGTGTCGTTGTTCTCTTGGATTTTCTTAAAATCTTCTGGAGCCTGTTGTTCTAATAACCATTGCAGATTATTCCCACCTTTGTTATTTGTTTCCTGTAATTTCTGAATTGATTGAGAAATCCACTTCGCGTGTACGCGTGAGGAGAGTACGTAAAACTTTGCATAATACCTATCTTCAAGAATGTTATTTTCTATTGCTATCTTTCCACGTTTTAATATTTCATTACCTCTACGCCTACCTATTTTTGAAATATCAAGGCAAACATTAATATTACCTATTAATAATAATTCTTTATAATATTTTCTTAATATCTTATAAGTAATATTATTAGGTCTAATAGGGTGTCCTATTATCTTATTATTATTAATAGTAATAATATTATTATCTTCTTTTTTATTAATAATAATATTATTGCTCGATTTCTTTCTTTTCGTGGATTTTTGGGTTTTTTGTTTCATTTTCTTAATTTTTGGCTCTCTAGAATTGCCTTATATCGCTTTTTTGTTAGTAAACAATGATAAACACCATTCAGGATATAATAACACAAGGCGATTTTTAGGTTCAAATATTTAATTAACTAGGGCAGCTAATTGTAGAATTTTCCTGTTTATACCTGTATAATGTATTAAGTAACAATAAACAATCTCGGGAGTAAGTTTATGAACCTCAAATCGAATGAGGGTTTGCAAGTTAGTTTTAATGAAAAGTTAGAACTAAAAAAAGAAAAGCAAACTTTTAAATCAAAATACCATCAAGAAGAATTTAATATTTCTTTTGATGACTTAAAAAAAGAAAACGATTTTTTCAAAAAGGGAGAAAAGAAAAATGATTAATACAGTTACACAACATGAATTTATAGATACATTTAATAAAGTTAGACCAAAACAATTTAGTTATGAGGGTCTTGAAGTATTATTTGAGCATTTAGAAATGGTTGAAGAATCAATGGATAAGCCAATTGAATTTGATGTTATTGCGATTTGTTGCGATTACACCGAATATGACAGTTTAGAAGAATTACTTGCAAATTACGATATGAGTATTCAAGAACTTGCACTCAGTACTTATTGTTATTTGGAATTTAAAAAATTAGGTAATGATTATAATTCGTACATTATCAACAACTTTTAAATTAATAGAGCCTAGATTAATTTCTAGGCTTTTTTTTATCTAGTAAACAAAGGAGAAAATTAAAATGATTAAATCAGAAGAATATAATTTAAGTGGACATACATACGAATTAATTAAAAAAGTTATTGAAGATGAATGTAGAAAAGAAGAAGGTTTTTTAAGAAATTGGATTGAGTTTCAATTTGACGTTTTAACCGAAAGCGACTTTTTTAAAATGTTAGTAGAAAAATTAGTAAAGGAGAATTTAGAAAATGATTAACAAACATTATATTTGCGTTGATTGTAATTCTCACGATTTGATGTTTCAAGCGTGGGTATACGAAAACGAAAAAAACAAATTTGTTGTAGATGAAATAATAGATGTTTCATACGCACAATGTTTGAAATGCAATGACGAAGTAAAAGTATTATTTATAGATGAATAAAAGGAAATTAAAATGAAAAAAGAAAATAAAATATTGGCAATAAATAAACCAATTCAAGAATTAACAGAATTTGAAGTTGACGAAATAATTGAGGAATTAATAAAAAATAAAACATTAACTAAAGATAATGTAGATAAATATCTTTATGAAATCTTTGCTTGTAAAGATGCTTATAGAGAATGAAACATTCGGTTTTATAATAGGAATTTAAATAACTACTCCCTTAACTAAAAATACCCTAGATTTTTATTAGTCTAGGGTATTTATATTTTGTAAACTTGTCGTTGACTACAAGGCAAAATTTAATAACAATTTTCATATCTATATTCTAAATAACTATCTAAACAATAATTGTGATAGTAATTCGTAGGTTCTAAACCACCTGATACTCCACCACCATTAAAATACATATCATTCAAATTATAGATAGGTTTTTCACAATACCAACATTCATACGAAACTTTTTTATCGTTGCGTTGATCAACCATAAAAGAAAGCATATTGTTACATTCTTTTTCATCATAAAGAATTAAATCTAATCCACCATTGTTATTACAAGAATTATGGTTATCTGTACCAAAATTTTCATCTTCATCTTCTTTTGGGCAAGTCATACTAATTGATTTTTCTTTGTAATCATACTGCAAACAAATTCCATAAATTGAACTTGGCTTTGTCTTATGTGCAAAACATTTAAGGCAATATATTTTTTTCCATTCATCATCATTCCAAATATAAAAAGTAAAGTTATTGTAAATTCCTTTTTCTGAAAAAACTCTTTTATTGCAACTATCACAAGTTATATCGTAATCAGGTTCAATATCGCTTGTAATGTATTCAGGTTTTATTTTCCTAAATAATCGAAAAATGTCATCTTCAAAATCCCATACACCAACATTTTCTTTTTGTATTAATTTATTCATTACTTTATCCTCACAATTTAGTTTGTTATGTATATAATTGTATACCAAATGACCAGGTTTGTGTATAATTTAGTTACAAATTAAAAGAGCTTAGACTTAAAAATCTAAGCTCTTTTTTTTTAATTAAGTTGTTGTGTTTATGGTATGTCATAGGAATAAAATGATGATGTCCAACCGTCAAATTCTATAAACTTGTGTTTATAGTGTTTATTATGATTACTAAACCAAAATTCAAAATGTTTAAGTTCTTTATAACTACGTTTTTGAATATAAATTTTATCAAATTCATAACCCCATAATTTACACATTACTTTAGTAACTTTTGATAAACCTTGACCACCTTTTCTAACACCATCAAAGTCATATTCATAATCTCTTTCTTCGTGGTTGGTTTCATGATAAAAATCTAATTGATTTTCTTCAGTTTCAAACATCTCAAAACCTATTTCTTTAGTTTTATAATCTACTATTTCAACACCGTAGACGTTGTTTATTTCGTATTGACTCCAATTACCGTCATCAATATATTTTTTTATAATTTCTGAGTTAAATTCATCTATCAATTCGTCAAGATGAAATAATTTTCTTGTTCCTTGTTTTTCCATTTTATACCTCTATATTTTTACTTAATTTAAATTCACAAGTCTGACAATAATTTTCGTGGTTTTCAATGAAATCATTATTATTAATAAAATCTATTTCATTAAATTCTCGATTACATTCTTCACATCTATAATCCATTATTTAACCTCCAATAAATTTTATGAATTTTTTAATGTGTAGTATTGTTAACTCACCCCAATCCAAATATTTAAATTGGTCAAAGTCTTTTAAAAGTTGTTTTTCTCTTAAATTGTATTCTTCGTAATCATGATATGTATTGTAAAAAATACCACAATCCCCAAGAACATCATTTAAATATTTACCTATAAAATATGTACACCTCTCAACTCCTAATATTTCATATAATTTTTTTAAGTTTGGATTTTTAA